GTGGTGTTATGTCAAAAGCTCTTGCAAAAGATTGTCTACAAGAAGATGTTATTTCGTGACAATATTGTCCTTTCATCCGACGATATTCAAAAGTTTCGTCATATATGGGTTTGTCACAGGAGGCGCGCATCATAAATCGTGCAAAAGACTGCAATATCGGAACTCCTGGATTAACTGAATACTCGCATTCACCCACTCCAACACACCACCGTCTGAATAGTTTTATAGTGTTTATAGAATGATTGATACAAGTGGTGGCTCTAGACATGACTCGTAATGGATTTCGTACCATAAGCCAACCATTGACTGTGTTAACAGGCTGGCATTGGCAATATTCGATCTTCTCGAATTCCGTTACGTCATTAATCTTGGTATCAAACCCAAAATTTTTCAAGGCATATTCATCAAAGTTATCATCGCTTGAATCATGTATGATGGTAGAGTCATCACCAACGAGACAGTGGCTGTATTGATGTAATAGCCGGCAATACCACGTGATGATAACATCATTGAGGATTGAGTTACCATCAGATGTATCGCCATCACCAGAGCATTTAGTAGCTCGCACACGATAAGATATGCCTGTTCTACTTATACAATTATTTAACAAGCGGGGTAAAAACAGCCGCCAGTAATCATTGTCGCCTGGAAAATGTGCAGCCATATATATGTTCGTCAATAGGGTATATTTACTATTCTGTTTAGAATCATAGAATGCATGGTCCAACAATCTCGCTGATGGTCTTCGATATAATGACCAGTGATAGTTGAACCATGATGCTATTTGAAATTGATTCATACCCTTAGTGACAACACGATCGTTTAATGGCTTATTCACAAGGTGTTTTCCAATGGCTAAGACGAATCGTTGATGACATAAGTTGTATCGTGGTGAGCGTGATTGAATAGCTCGAGGTGGTTTTAATGGGTCGCGTAATGACATACGCTCATTCTTCACAAACATCTTAACACGGGTATCTAAATCATTGAGTGGTTTAACACACAATGATTTATAAGCATTGATGTAAGTACGCCGCTTAGATGGTCTTTTGGATAATAACACTTGTTTTACTGTGAACAACTTGAGAAATTGTGGCGGGTGTAGGCGCGTGTAATATTTGAAGGCTGCGATTGGTAAATAATCACCAACAAGATGTTCATTGGTATTCAGATGACGATTAAGTAAACTAACAAGTTCATTACACGAGCATGAATCGTAAGATATTATCTGCTCTGTGAATGGCAACTTCAAACGCATGTTTGTGAGTTTCGGACTACGATTGCACCCAATAACAAGGTTATTAACTACACGAGTTGGTACATTTGTGAGTTTAATATCCTTGAGAACTGTTGACAACGGACGTGTATTTGCCGTATCATAAGATGCGTACTCCTGACACGTCACAGGGTACACTTCAATTTTAAATGTTCGTTGGTTGGAAAACTAGTTGATGGTGCACCGATAACATCATAGATGTTTGTCATCACCGCGTTTCGGACTTTGGCGAAAAGGCCTTCACGTGCATCAGTTATTGTTCCATTGCTCAATTGATGTAGTTTGTTTAATTTCGTATTGATAGTTGGATCGATGGCAATGTTAGTTGCGAAGCCTAATTCATGCGTCAAACGTTTGTCCATAACAAGTTGTAATATTATGAACATGTCTGACATTCGCATAAGGTCGTATAGCTTTACCTTCTCTCGCATGACCTGTTTGCTATATCGCAAGATATCAGCTTTGAATGTTCGTAGGGTTGATATATCAATACCCTCGAAGACATTATGTAATGCGACGAATTCTGCTACACGATCACACTCGAGGTCACTCAGACCCCGAGTGTTGCCACTAGGAATACTACTAGATGTAATAGCATAATCGGTGGCACAATGATT